TTATTTAGTGAGTGTTATGTGCCAGCCTATTTTGAGGACAACGATTTTGAGGAACGGTCACGTCGGATCAATGTTGAGGTGAAGTTCTCTCAGGCTGGGATTGTTCATGACAATTCTTCGACCATTAGGTCTGATGAATCGTTGGCTGATAAGAATCAGCGTAGTTTCCAATCCAATCAGGAGTTGCATCAGTTGCGTTGGCAGTCTGGTGTGCCTGATACTGGTCATTGGGATTTGAAGCGTCGAAGGGACTTGGGGTGGGATTAGAAGATTTTAGAGGTGTGCATGATGGTGAGACAATCTTTGTCTTTGGCTCTGGTGCAACATTGAACTATCTGGCACCGAGCTTCTTTGATGACAAGATTTGTGTTGCAACAAACTTTGCTGGTTCTGTGTTCGGTTTGAGTAGGTATTACGTGTTCAGCCATTATCACGCTGACTCAATATCAGAAGCGCAGCTGGATGAGACGGTTGCTGTGTTCACACCTCAACTGGAGCATGGAACTGGAGCAGAGTTCCTAGGTTTCTTGCCAAAGGTTGTCACGTTTCCAACCACAACTGGTCGTCCTGGTGCATCGTTCAAACCATCCGGCAAGGACTGGCCTACGCTTGACAACTCGCTAGTCATCGGATCATCTGGGATTCATGGCGCAATGCACTTGGCTGCGTATTTGGGTGCAAAGTTCATTGTGTTGGTCGGTGCTGATTGTGGGACTTTGGGTGGTGCCGAACGGATTGACGGCTACGTTCAGGGTGAGCATCCTTGGGAGTTGTATGAGATGCACCTTAGAGACATGAAGCAACGCCTGTTTGAGATGTATGAATGTCAGGTCTATTCGCTGAATCCATTTATCAACTACAGTTTGGAAGGTACTGCGTATCGTGGAGCAGCGTCAATCAACTAGAATCGGATCACTATGGCAATCACCAACGGCTATTCGACACGCAACCAAATCAAAGCAGCGTTGCGCATTGGTACGGCTGACACGATTGATGACGAACTAATTGACAACTGTGCTGGAGCTGCATCACGTCTGATTGACGGATATTGCAATCGCAAGTTTTGGGTTGTTGGGTCTGCAACTTCTCGGGTGTTTCAAGCTGAAGATTCCTTCTTCTGTTCAATAGATGACATGTCTGGAACTGCACTCACTTTGCAAACTTCCACAAACGCTGACGGGATATTTGACACAACTTGGGCTGTGACCGACTATCAGTTGGAACCTTTGAATGGTGATTTGGATGGCATCACTTGGGCGTTCGACAAGATTCGTGCAGTCGGTGACTACCTGTTCCCAACTGTGAATGCCAACTATGGTTCGCAAGCATTGGTGAAGGTGACAGCAAACTTCGGTTGGCCGTATGTCCCTGAACCAGTAACCCAGGCAACAATCATCCAGGCATCACGTTTGTTCAAACGATACGACAGTCCATTGGGTGTTGCAGGATTCGGCGACATGGGTGCTATCAGGGTGAGCCGTGCGCTTGACCCTGACGTGGCACAACTAGTCGAGCCGTACCGGCGCATGCGTCTATTCGCATGAGTTCCACCACTACCGTCTCCCAAATCAAAACTGGTTTGGCAGCCAACCTGGCAACCGTGTCAGGGCTTCGGGCTTACGCCTACCAGCCAGACAATGTGAACACCCCGTTCGCTTGGCCTTTGCTGGATTCAATCCAATACAACGGGGCTATGGGTGGGGGTTTGATCACCCACAAGTTCACGATCAGTGTTGTGGTTGGTCGTGCTGCTGAACGCACTGCACAAAATCTGTTGGATGGATACCTGTCGTATAAGGGTGCTACTTCGATTCGTCAGGCGATTGAGTCGGATCGTACCTTGGGTGGGGTTGTGCAGGATTTGATTGTTGAGTCAGCGAACAACATCTCTACCCTTGAAGCGAATGATGCAACATATTTGGCGATTGACTTCGTTGTCACGGTGTACGCCTGACCCCTTGCCAACGGTTACTTGTGGCGTGTAGTGTTATGCAATCGGCTCAGCCGAGCAGAATCCCAACTCGATAGCCGATAAGGCAGGAGAAGAATCATGGCAAAGCAAGTTCTCACAAACGTGGCAGTCACCTTCGGTACTGCCAACACCGATATTTCGGGATATGTCACATCCATCACATTGTCAACGACAGCTGCTGAAGTTGCGACCTCGGCAATGGGTTCGTCTGCCATGACCCGTATTCAGGGAATGATTGACTCCTCGGTCACGATTGAATTGCAACAGGACTACCCAACGATTGAGAAGTTGTTCTGGGATGCGTTCACTGCTGGTACTGCTGTACCGATGACAGTGAAGCCAAACGGCACTGCTGCTGCTTCGTCAACAAATCCAAGTTACGCATTCAGTGCGCTACCTACTTCGTGGACACCAGTGAATGGTGCCATCGGTGACCTGGCAACTGTGTCAATCACCTATCCAATCTCTGGTGCAATCACCAAGACTGGCACTGGCGCATAGTTCTCATAATCTAATAAATACCTAGGGAGGTAGAGAATGAAAATAGCACTCAGTTTGACTAGTGCGTTAGATGGCAAGCAACGAACAATCATTGCTGCGTTTCCAGACTTCATTGCGTTTGAAAACAAATACAATCGCAGTGTTGCCAAGTTTGAAGCTGAACTCACATTGACCGATCTTGCATACCTTGGATGGCATGCAGAACATCGACTCAAGAAAACAGGTTTGGACTTTGATTCATGGTGCAACGAGATTGAAGCACTTGAAGTGGGAGACAGCGCAGACGCAGTGATTGTCCCTTTGGAGATAAGTCAGCCCACTGGGTAATTTCATATCTCGCTTGCGAGACAGGAATTGCGCCTAGTGTTTTGCTGGCAGAAGAACCAAGAATGCTGTTCACCATGTTGGCGTACCTTCGTTGGAGAGCTATACATCTAGGCAAGTAGTATCGGTGCATGGCAGGTCTAAGTCGAGGTGGCAACTTCTCAAGTCGTGATGATGTCAACAAGCCTGTCAAAATTGAAGGCATCATGGAATATCTCCGTGAGCAATCCAAGACTTATCCTGAGTTTGACAAACAGGCACGACTTGCTGGACAAAGTGTTGCTCAACTATTGGTTGTAGCAGCCACCTTTGAAGCTGCATCGGTGACTCGTAATCGCCAAGCGTTGGAAGTGATGAAGGGCATGAAGGCTACCCGTGACCGTATTCCAACTATCAAACTTGCAGAGAACTCAGCGTTCCAATCAAAGTCAAGGAAGTTCACTTCCTCTTACAACATCAAGTCCCGTCGAAGGGTGAAGCGTAAAGTCACTAGAGGCGATGTGTTCTTTGGTGCCGAGTTTGGTGGTGGATCACATGGGTCAAGCAACCTGACTGTGGCTGGGGCTAAGTCACGTTCCGGCACTGAGATGCCTCGTAAGGGTGGGGGTAGGACTACCCAGTTTCTACGCCATCGTGGACGTTCTGGTTACTTCTTTTGGCCTGCTGTGCGTAAGAACAAAGCCAATATAGCTTCAGAGTATTTGGGTGCAATTCAAAAGGTTCTTAATGTTTTGGCTGATCCAGGTACAGGCAAACCTGGTACTTGGGATCAAAGTTGAATAGTTGACTTTGGCTGTGGTTTCGCTACCCTGTAGATAGGGAGGTGTGCATGGTTGTCTATTTTGATTCAGTTAAATCTATTCAGCCGAAGCCGTTCGCCTCTAATTGGGATGACCTCAAAGAGCGTTTGATGCACCATGAGGAGAATGCCAACAAGTCTGATGGTGCGTTGTGGTCGCCTGTTGAGTATTACCAAGGTAGGACTAGAGGCAATACTGCTGTTCGGTTCATTGAAGCGTTGGTCGTTGACATGGACGGTGAGTCATTTGCCAACGCCAATCTGGACGGCTACGAGTATCTTGCCTATTCCACATATTCTCATCAACTAGATGATCCTCACTATCACTTGGTATTGCCTCTTGCAGAGCGTGTGCCAGCAGGATTGTGGCGAGCCGTGTGGGCTGAACTGCATGAACGCCTCAACCTGCAAGGCGACCCTGCAACCAAAGACCCTGCTCGTATCTTCTATCTTCCCCAACATGCGCCAGATCAACCTTGGGAGTTTCATGAACAATCAGGCACATTCATTGACACCGACTTCTTGTATGAAACTGCACCCAATCCAACACCAGCATCGCCACGTCAATCGGCTCAACCTCGACGCAAGCGTGTTCTCCATGTTGAGATGGACGATGCTTGGTGGGATGCTGGCAAACCTTCAACACGCTATGCGCATCTTGAAGGTCAAGCAGTATGGAAGGCAATGGCTAATGATTTCAGTGTGATGGTTGCCGAGTACCACGAAGCCGTGCGCTTGGCTGGTCAGGATGTCATCTAGAATTGTTGCATGGCTGGTGAACGCACATTCGTTGTCAAGTTCGTTTCCGATATATTCGGTGCCACTAAAGGAATCAAGAAGGTTGGCGATGATCTAGGCAAACTTGGCAACGACATCAATACTGGTGTTGGTTCCAAGATCAAAGACTTGATGCCGTCGTTCAAGCAGATGGCTGCCACAGCAACGGTTGCCTTCACGGCAGTCAGCGCAGCTGCATATAAAGCAGTTCAATCTGCATCAAACCTGGCTGAATCACAATCAAAAGTTGATGTGGTATTTGGTGACTCTGCTAAGAGTGTGCAAGATTTTGCCAATACGGCTGCTGTTTCTTTTGGTATCACTAGGCAAGCAGCTCTTGAAGCCTCTGGCACTTACGGAAACCTATTCCAAGCATTCGGTGTGGGTCAAGATGAAGCATCAACAATGAGCACCACTCTTGTTGCATTGGCTGCCGACTTGGCTTCATTCAACAACACAACTGTCGATGATGCAATTCTTGCATTGCGTTCAGGTTTATCTGGTGAAACTGAACCATTGAAAAAATATGGTGTTGCCATCAATGATGTTCGATTGAAAGAAGAAGCTCGCAACATGGGGCTATATTCTGGAACAGGCGCATTGAGTGTCACGGCTAAAACTCAAGCAGCATATGCGTTGATTCTCAAAGACTCGACTTTGGCTCAAGGTGACTTTGAACGAACGAGTGGTGGTTTGGCTAACCAACAAAGAATCTTGAAGGCACAGTTGTCTGATGTGACTGCACAGATTGGGTCTGTGATGATTCCAGCGTTCTTGGGTGCCGTGTCGTTTATCAATCAGACAATGATTCCAGCATTCAGCGATTTTGGTACAGCCTTGCAAGAAGGTGGGTTGGCTGGTGGTTTTGATTTCATCGCAACAAGGTTCAAAGAAGCAGCACCAAAAGTTCTTGATGCCCTAGGCGAGATGATCACAAAAGCTGTTGAATGGATTGGTACTGACGGTCTGCCAATGTTGTATGCCGGTATCAATAACCTTGCTAGTTCTTTGACTGGTTGGGTTGAGCCTCGAATACCAATGTTCATTGACAGTCTTACCAAGTTCTTGATGGCTGGCTATCAATGGATTTACACAAAAGGATTGCCACAACTGCTTGATGCAGTTCAGTCATTAGGTGACACGCTTGCCAGTTTTGTTGGTAAAGCTGCACGTCAGTTGCCTGCACAGTTGGTTGACATGCTTGCCACAATCGGTGCATGGGTTCTGTCTGACGGTATTCCAGCGTTGCTAGGTATGGGTTTGCGTCTTGCTGGTTCTCTTGTGAAGTGGACTGCAACGATTGCTGGTCAGTTGATTATTGGTTTGGGTGGGGCTGTGGTGGCGTTGGTTGCTGCGTTGCCTGATTTGTTTGTTGGGTTTGTGAAGGGTTTGGGCAATATTGCTGTTGGTGCTGTGCAGTGGTTTGTCAGCAAGTTTGATGATATGAAAACAGCATTGGCCAATGTCGCTGTGGCTGTTGTCAACACTTTGATTGATGTGTTCAACAAGATTCCTTTGATCCCGAACATACCTAAAATTACTGTTGCCACTCAACAACTTGGTACACAGATGACTGCGACTGCTAT